CACGAAGAACTGTTTGTTCTTCACCCATTGAACCAGAAACCCATGGGCGTACATATCTACGGAAATCTTCTTCTGGCATCTGAGCAACAACTTCTGGGGTTCCAATTTTTGCTCCAGGAGTCTGTCGCAGATTCTTTGGCATCTGATAAGCACGACCAGTGAGGCGCTTGTAAATCTCTGATGCGTTGATGACGGGGATACCGCTTTCCGCATAGCGGGTAGCGATGTCCTCTGAGTAAGTCATGGCAAATGGACGGGTGTTATCTAAGCCCTTGAGCGCTGTTGCTGAGCCGTGATAGAGCCACTCTCCAGTTGCATACTGGAACACATCCAAAACTTCGCGGTACTGAGCCTCGCTAAGTTTGCCTTGTCTAAACAGTCTTTCAACTGCTGGCAAGTAGTCAACGATGTCGTCATAGAGGCGCTCTAGTGACATGAACTCAAGTTGCTTCTCGGAGAAGGCTTGGCGAATCTTTGCGGAATCTTCACGCTGCCCTTGGGCTACGAGTCTCCTATCGGCAAGGCGCTCAAGTCCACGGACTCGGTTGGTGTACCAAGCACCGAATCCTTCTTTGTTCAAGTCTCCAAGAGCCATCAAGCCATAGCCTTTGGCGAGAATAGAGAGCGCACCTTCGGACACATTTCGGATGGTGTAACCGAGACGGAGAAGGACCGAAGCCTTCCACATGTCGTTGATAACACCAGTGGTGTAGCGCCATGAGTCTGGGTCGGTGATGTCTAAACCACCAGCCAAAGAATCTACAAAGCCTTTGTTCTTTTCGATAACACGAGCGTAGTTTTCTAAGTCCACCATGGGCAACGCGTTAGCACCTTGGCGCTCAAGGTATGGAATCTTGAGGATAATGTCGTCCTCAGTCATCAAGAACTTGCGGTCCTTGATTGTCTGACGCGCTGTGTTACGGCGTTGTTTATACGCTGCCCAGATAGCAGCACCCGCTTCATCGCTTACGCCAAGTCTGCGATTGATGAGAGCGATTGATTCATCCTCAAAAGACTCGACTACGCGAGCGCGAAGTTCTGGCGTACCGCCAGCCTTGATATAATCTTCTAGGTGTCTTTGGACTGTTTCTCTTGCACCATTACCAACAACACGGCGAAGAAGGGTGCCGAAGGCTGCAATCTCCTCGAAGGAGTCAGAGTCATTGAGGTTGACATAACCTGCTGGCTTTTCAGCAAATCCATCTCCAACCTTCTTCACGCCGAAGTTGACCACCGCTACAAGCGGATGGAATCTGGTCGGCTGGAAATATCCTACGGTTGGGTAGGAAGTTGGTCGGTCAAAGTCTTTGAGTTTGGCTGCTCGGCGCTCTGCGCGATTGATAGCCATTTTCTCAAATACTGGAGTACCAAAGGTGCGCTTGCTCAAATCTACTGCTCTATCGTCAAAGGTTGCAAGAGCCTTGAAGTATGGGTCCTCGCCTAACGAAACAAGCAAATCATCTGCTGCTGCAAGGATGTTCTGGTCATCAACAATTCCGTTAGTTGGAATGTTGTCTAAAACTTGCTTTTGTGCCCGTGGCGTATCTTTGAGTTTGTCAAAGACAAACGACATCTGCTTGCGATTTCTTACAAGACGACCCATCGCATCTGTATCTCGAACGGTAACGGCAAGAAGCGTATCGGCTACTTCGTCAACATTCTTAGCCTCACCCAAAAGATATGACAAAGTATCTGCATCGTTAGATGCTGCCACCATGGGATGCGCACGAACTGCAATCTGGTCGCTCTTGGCAAACCAAGAAAGCGTGTTATAAAGTTCTCCGCCCTCTAATCTTCCTGCATTGATGTTCTCTGCAAGGGTTTTGGGCGACATAATCGTGACGGAGCGAATAGACTTTGGCATGAAGAAGTCTCGAGCAAGGCTTCTTGCGTTCGCATCAGCCGGACCTACGGGGCGGGTAACGATTGCCTTCTTAGCAAGACCGACAGCCTTGCCAATTTTACCCAGTGGGTCTGTCACTGTAGTCAAAAATGTGTCAATAGAACCCGTGAGGGTGCGCAGTGTCCAGTCATCCTCGAACATCTTGCGGTCATTGGGGTCAAAGATGTCAAAATCGCGTGGTATAAACGGTGCTGCACCAAATGTAAGTCGGTCACCAAGGTAGGCAAGCGACTGGGCTGCCGAGATTTCTTCTTTGTTCTCCCACGACTTCTTAGCATCACCCGTTGCAAGCGTTAGCGCTGCAGCAGAGAGTGGTTCTCGAAGGTATCTTCCGCCGGTTTCATAAGAAAGTTGCGCTGCCGGAAGCAAAACTTTGTTGAACGCTGCACCCGCTGTCTTGCGAATAGGGTATGAGGCAGCAAGAACGCTGCTTCTAAAGGTGGATGCTGCGATATTGAACGCATCTCCCACCCAACCCTTGTCGTTGGTGGCAACGCTGGCGATGTCAAACATAAGCGTAGGTAAGCCAATGTCCTTGGCAAACCCGTTACCTTGTATTTTCTCCGCAGCCTTGCCGAGCGAGTCAAGAAAACTCACAAAATGCCTCGCAAGTAACGAACATAGTTACGGTATGCGTTGGAAACTTCTGGTAGTTCTGCTAGTACGGACAGGTAAGGGAGCGCCTCACGCATGCGTGCTGCATCTTCTGCGCTCGCCATGTTGTCTGTTGCATACATGGACTCCATGCCCATGGTTGCACCCATACGAACATCCTCTTCTTGACGGGCTGTAGGTGCATCAAGCGGTACAAGTGGGGCTGCAGAATCGCCTCGGAATGGGCGTTGTCCTGATGGTGATGGCACACGACTTACTGCTGGATTCTTACCAGCCATGCGAGCCTGAGTCTGAATGTCATAAAACTCGCCAGCATTATCTACGCCTGCTGCATAACGAGCAGGTTGTCCATCTGTGCCTGCTCCGCCAGTGGCTGAAACTTGAAAGTTTCTATCTTTTGGCAGTGCCATTTTCTTCCCATCTAAGGTCAGTTATTATTTTGAGCAGTTTACGGACATGCTCAGGTCGCACAATTACTTCTTTTTGCTTCCGCGTGTACCTCGTGGTGCTGCAGTCTGATAGACCTTGCCACCCTTAGACGATGCCTTCTTTGCCAACATAGGCTTCTGTACATTTGGCTTTCCTGCTGAACCTTGGTTCGCTGGCTTCTTGCTATAACCCTTTGCCATCTTTGATTTCTTCATGTTCACCTCCCCTATGCTGGTAGTCGTCTGATGAGCGATGCCTGTAGATTCGGCTCGCCCCGTTGAGTCAAACTTGCTAAAAGAGACTGAACATCTGGTCGTCCGCCTGGAGCAATCTGTCCTGGCGCAACACCGACCATTCGACCCGTGGCACTAAGTCCTTCGGGAAGCCCCTCACCTGGCATTGCCGCACCTGGCTGCCCAATCATGTCGGGACTTACGATTCCCTCAGGGGTCATAGCGCCAGGTGGGGGAGTCTGTGGCTTGAACGCATCTGAAACTGCAACCTCAATCGAGGTCCCCTTCTGTCGCTCATTGATGACATACGACAACTTGTAGAGGATGTCTGATGGGTCTTGTCCCTGTGATGCGAGCGCTGGAATGGCTTGTGCGTAAGAAGCAATCGCTTGCTTCATCGCATCACGCAATTCCTCGGTATCAACCTTCTCTTCTTCTTGAGTTGCGTTGAAGGAGAATGGCATCTGACGGCGGAGGAAGTCGCGGGAAATCAACTTGTCACCGCGAGCCTGGAGTCCGAACACCAACGCACGGTTGGGGTCAAGTCCTGCCATCAATCCGTACTGAACATCAACGGTGTAGTCACCATCAATGTCGCGCTTTGGCTTGTACTTGATGTTGTATGGAGTTCCGTTGCGTGTACCGCGCAGGTTCTTCTCGATGTCACCGAAAATCTTGTCCTCAACCTTGAGGCAAAGGCTCAAAAGTTCAACGAAGGCACGAGCAAACATGGCGTGCGCAGTCTTGATTTGGGTATCGAACCCACCCATGAGAGCCTGAACACCACGACCCGTGACGATGGAAGCATCAATGTTTCCGGTACGGGACTCTGGGTAACGACTTCCTAGACGAAGTTCTCCCTCAAGGACTTGCTGCTGAGCAAAAGCGCCATTTGGTATCTCAATAGCGACTCGACGAACAGCGCCAGGGTTTTCTGTGGGGATGATTGCATCTGGTCCAAGGGCTAACTCATTTACATCTCGAGGGACAACGATAGGAGCCTGGACTGCTTTGGTAGCAGCCTCAAGTGACAAGAGCGCATAACGAGCCTTAGCGACCTGAATCGCAAGAACATCATCGAACTGCCCCCGTGCTTTTGAGTCAATAGATGGTCGCTGGACTACTCGAATCATACACTCGCCAAGCGGATTCTTGGCTCGGTCTATGACAAAGTTACTGCGACTTGGGATGAAAAGAACATCTTGGTCTTTGTCGTGGTAACGAACAATCTCAAGAAGGCTTGAGGATTCATCCTTGTCGTAGATGATATGGGCGTACTCTGGGTACGCAGCCATCAATTCTTGTGTTGACTTCTGGATTCTCTGGAAGAACGCAGTGACTCGGTTGAAGCGGTCAATGACTGGATAAGAGCCAAATGAATCCAAGAAGCGGATGCGTGGCATGTTGCTATCTAGGTCAACTTCAACTTGTGCTGGAACGAATCCATAGGTTACATACCTGTCGGCAGCGGTAAACATCTGGGTTGACAAGTCAGAGAAGTCAACGATGCCGTTGACGATTTCTTCACGCTTGTCAGCCTTCTTGCGTTCCTTCTCAGACACCATCGTTGGTGAGTTGCAGTTGAACGCTGGTAGGGGCGCGATGACTTCGGATAGGTCGCGGGCTGAGATGTCCACCATGTTAGCAACAATGGGATTCTCAAATGGACCATCTGGGAACAAGTCTGGAAAAACATCACGCATGCGACCTTGGCGAACCAGGAGAACTTGCTCCATACGCCCATCGCGTTCTGCGTTATCTTGCTTTACTTGCTCATACTTAGTCTTGATTTCATCGAAAGTAAGCGCCACACCCACCTCCTGTTCTATGCGTAGTTTTGTTCATATAGGTTGACAGTTATCTGTCGGGACTGGTCGTACTTGGTATGGAACATGCTGAGACGGTTGTGCGTGCGTGCGAAGGAGCGTGCACTGTTTAGACGGTCACGGCAACCTAGTTCAGCGAACCAGAAAGCCATGACGGTATCCGTCTTTTGCGACTTAGGCGCA